CACTGCATGAAAGTTTTCATAATGTATTTATCTTACAAATTGTAGAAATAATATACGAAAAAGACGGGAGCAAAAAATATCGTCGAGCGAAGAAATTGACGAGCTTGGCGATTCTTGCCCATAAAGGCATGAGCAGCATTATGCGAGTGTCCGCCTGAGTCAATGCCCATCTATGCTTTGAAAGACGGATTTCCTAAGTGGCCTTGGAGGGAGTCGAACCCACACACCTTTCGGCACATGATCCTAAATTGGCGGCTTTTTGGCCGTGGTCATGCGTGTCTGCCAGTTTCACCACAAGGCCGTGGCTATCTCTTGTATCCCTCCGAATCGAAACTTAGGTTACGATTTAAGGGAAGTCAAGCGGAAGCGACAGGAATCGAACCTGCGAAGGTTTTACCCCCAGCCGTTTTCAAGACGGTTTCCTCGACCACCCGGACCACTTCCATAAAGTTTGAACACAAACCGAAGGTAATTATCTGCCTAGTGGGAGTGTGAGGAATCGAACCCCTTATCCACTAGGGCGGCTAGTTTACAGCCAGCGCAGCTTCCCACAGCATGCACTCCCGTTATACGGACTTCAGCGCCTCTTGAATTTTTTCGTACTTCTCCCACACGAGCAACCGATCCTTAACATTCACAATTCGGAATGAAAAGAAAATCGGATAACCATTGATCGAGCGGGGTCCAGCTTTGTCGTAGTATTCATAAACCATACCAACATCTTTGCGGGCTTCCTCAGACAAATCTGAAAGCCCTCCCAAAGCAATCGGCATGAACACCATTCCAAGAATGTTGTCCCGTTCTTCCCGCCGAACATGATCTGATGTAAAGACCAAGTTCATTGCAATATCCTTTGCCAACTGACCAATTTCTTGTTCAGAAAGGCTCGGAATGGACTTTGGCTTAAACAAGTCCAGAGGAAGAACGTCAGACAATACGCTTTTATCCATATTCTCAGTCATTTATTTCTACCAATTTGCCAAAGATCGAATTCAGTCTAATCCATCCGTTGATAATTTTTTCAAGAGGCGATATAAAACAAATTTTTCTGTTTTTCTTCGGCTACCACAATTCTACCACCGTTTTGCAGCTTTGTAAAGTGGTTGCCAAAAATATTCTCTGGTACATGCTAACTTAGACACTTTCCGCCACAGAAGTATAAATTTCCCCATTAGAAATTCGGTAAATATAAATAAATAAAGAAAAAGGATGTAATAAATGAAAAGTTTCAAACAATTTATCATGGAACAAAAGCGCAAGCAAGGGACATCCCTTACTAAATAGAAATATAGAAATATGGCAATCCAATACACAGCATTAGGCGGGATCAACCTTTTCGGATGTGCCCGTGTCAAATTTTCGGCTTATTACATCTATAAATACGGTGAAAATTCCATCGTTTTTTTGCGGTACAAAGCTGTCCGTGGTGTTTTGGAAAAAGTTGCCATTAAAAAAGTAATTTTGCAGTCTGGATTCAAAACGGGTGGTTTAATTGTTCCTTTATATCAGGACACATTAAATGCTTACTACAATGAAGAAGAACTTTGTACCCATCAAGAAGGGGTTGATTTAGCAAAGGCTTATTACGAAAATCTAAAAATATTGGCCAATGAAGCATCGAAAAAATGCTAAGAGTGCTGCTCATATATCAGGACCAAAATCAAAATTGGCAATTTAGAACCTGAACAAAAATTTGTTGTTCACGATGAATCCGAGTTCATGCGATTGTCTAATGATGTGTCGGGATCAGTAAAGGCAATTTGTTACAAACCGGGTATCCAGCATCAAGCTGGTGTCGTATATTGTTTCGACAAATCCAAAGAAGTTTTTTGGTTGAGAGAAGTTTATACTCATCAGCCGTGGCCATTTCCGTATTCTGCCGATTGTTGTCAAAAATGTGGTTCCAAATTGGTTGTTGATGAATTTTCAGACAAATATGGTGATTGGTGTTCCAATCCAGATTGCAGTTCAAATCCTCAAGAATTTCTCGATCAATTTCTGCTTGCAATTCTTTAGCTAAAATGTTGGTTAATTCTGCCTCAGCGTCTATATTGTGAAATTGTCGCAAGTCCTCAGCGGCTTCTCTGGACCAAACAGCTTTAAGTTTTCGCTGAGTTGCAACAATTTGTTGACTATCTATAGTAAGAGGAAATTCACACATAAATAAGGAGGACACATGGCCTGCTGCGGTAGAAAAAAGCCTAGACGGACCAAGGGTATATCTGGTAAAATAAATCGAAGTTCGCTTGATAAAAACAAGCGTTCCAAAAAGGTAACAAATGAGCAACAGCAAAGCAATACTCAAAGTCAGCAATGATTTTTCCTTCCTGATGACAGATCAGGTAGGAATTAAACATAAAATTTGGGATTGCCTACGATTCCGTGAAAGAAACTATTTCCACAACCGCCGTTATAAAATGGGGATGTGGGATGGTTACACCGAATTTTTCAAACTTGAAACTGGTAAGTTCCTCACGGGGTTGCTGCCGGAAGTCATTTCTGCGTTGAAACACTTTAATGTATCATACGAAATTCAGGACGAAAGAACAAAGACTCCTTTTTTACATAGCGAAATCAAAGAAGATTTTTTCAACAACGCCCTGCCACCGGGATACACTCCGGTTACGCTACACGATTATCAAGTTGAATTAGTCAACAAAGTAATTAAACACAGAAGAGGCGTTATATTCGCACCCACAAGTGCAGGTAAAACTTTCATTATGCTTGGTATCTTGCGAGCGATCCCCGCCAATACTCCAACACTCGTTCTTCAAAATAGAATCGGCTTGGCCGAACAAAACTATTCTGAAATTACCAAATGGGGCGTTCAGAATGTCGGCACTTTATGGGGCGGAAATGTAAACCCAAATATGATTACCGTTGCCTCGGTTCAATCTGTGGCCAAAATGGAAAAGGTGCTATCAAAAATCAAAGTGGTAATCGTAGATGAAATTCACGACATGATGAGTGCCTTGCCTAAAGCTGTATATCGTAGACTTAAAAGTTGCGATATACGAGTGGCCCTCAGTGCCACTCCATTCAAGTTTGGTGAGAAAGATAAAGTTCAAAAATATTACGTCAAAGGATTCTTCGGACCAGTTCTGGAAATTAAATCTGCGGAGAGCGGTGTCCTCACAACTAAAGAACTACAAAATCGTGGCATTCTTTCTGCGTCCGATTGTACGTTCTATCCGATAGATGAACCTGAAATCCCTTACGATATTTACTTGGATGCGGTAACTCGTGGCATTGCAGAAAGTTTTCATTTCCACAAGATTGTCACGAAACTCGCCAAAAAGCAAACTGGCCGAACACTTATTCTGGTGGATCGTATCGCCCACGGCGATGCTTTGCACAATCTCTTACCGGGGTCTTTGTGGGTACAAGGCAAAGATGATTCTAAAACCCGCAAAGGAGTTGTTGAAACTCTTCAAAAATCAAAAAAGAACGTAATTGCGATTGCTACCCAGCAGATTTTCAATACGGGCATCAATGTCTTTATCCATAACCTGATAAATGCCGCTGGTGGGCAGGCGGATCACCAAATTATCCAAAGAATGGGTCGTGGACTCCGTACCGCAGAGGACAAAGAAGGATTAAACTACTATGACTTCTTATTCAATATAAATCCCTACCTCTTGGAACACAGCCGGAAGCGTATCAAAATATTGAAAGAACAAGGACATACTATTACAATAAAAGATAAAATTGACTTTTAAAGGAACTGTATGAAAGACTTGCCACCTGAATTCTACAAAAAACACAGCGAAATTATGGCTGAAAACTATACCAAAATTGCCAAAAAATTAGGCATTATCTGGGAATCATATTTTGAGGACGCTAAAGTTTTTCTGAAAAATGACGATTATAAGATATGGGTCTTTCTATGCGGAGTAGAAGAAACCTTCAAAGAGGCAATGGATATACGCCTGCTGAGCAAAAATGGCGCAAAGAAATATGTCACAAAAGTGACAGAAAAACGCCTCTATTCGATTCGAGGCAAAAACGACCTCGAACTTTATCTAAATAATATGTGAGGATATTATGATAGAAAGCTCGTGGTGTTGTTCCCAAGCCAGACTACAACTGCTCTGTGGCTGAATATAACACTAAACAAAAGTGTGACAAATACATTTTTGTGAGTCTCTGGCCTCTTGAAAATCCCACAAAAGCCTATGTGCTTGGCTATCTGACCGGGAACTCCTTGGCGAGTTAAAGCCAGTTGCTATAACGTAAAAATATCAGAACTAAATCAAATGGATCAAAAATGAACGAAGCATTTGAAAAGGCTTGGGAAAAATTCCAGAAAGCTCTGGCCAAGAGAGCCATTCGCACAATGACGAAAAATGAAATTCAATTGATTTGGGATTTAATCCAAGAGATAAAGCCTAAAGCCATGTTGGAACTTGGCGGACAACATGGCCACTCAGGGCTTGTCTTTTCTGATGCCATGAAAAACGTAGGCGGTCTATTTATTACCGTTGAATTAGGTGCGTGCCCGGAGAATAACTACCCGCCAGAAAGTTGCGGCACTTTAGAATTCCTTCCAGACGACGATCCCTCGATCATCAAGGTTTGGGGAAATGCCGAAAAGAAATTGCCAGAATTACTTCAAAAATATCCAATCGAATTGGTTTTCCATGATTGTGCCCATACTTGGGATCACGTCGAATTTTGCGTCAAAACAATTCTGGACTACGACCCAAAAATCACGCAAATGTGCCACGATTGTGCAGAAGGAATGTGGAAGCCAGATGTAGAAACAAAATATGGATATATCTGTGCCGAGCGACCCGTATTCGATAAGTATTTTTTGAATAATCCTAATTACAAATATAAAATATTTGAGGAGAAATATGGAGTTGGAATAGCCACCTACAATGGGACGCAAAAAGAAATTAATCAATAAGGTTGCCAAAAAGAAATACGAAAAGAAATGCTATTTCTGCAATGAAAACTGTTATGCCATTTTAGATTGCCATCGTATTGTGCCCGGCGAAGAAGGCGGCACTTATACGGACTTCAATACAGTTGTGACTTGTTCTAATTGCCACCGTAAAATTCACAGTGGGCAAATAAAAATCGACCGGAAGTATATGTCTACTTCCGGTCGATGGATTCTACATTACTGGATTGATAGCGTAGAAAAATGGGAATAGCCGCTAGTTGCAGCGGCACCGTCAATGAACTACGCCCAAGGTCGATGATTCCAGTGGACCGTTTTTTGATTCTGGATATAAGCAACACTGCGTTTTGCACGGTCTGCATATATTTTTGCACTTTTTAAATCTTTTGTAAAGAAAACCTTGTCAAGATTTTTCTTTCTGCCTTTTTCTGAAATGTTACCGGTGTTAGCTGGCGGCAAAATATATTCACCATTGTTTAAATCTACAGTTGTTCCATGATAAAACTCCGCTCCTGTAGGAGCAGATTTGCCGAATGCCTCAAAAGATTCTTTTTGAAGTTGATAAGATTTAAATTAAAACTCAATTTATTCATATTTAAATGGTTCTAGGTACTCAGAACTAACATGCAACGTCACGCCGGACCATGGGTCCGTGGGTTCGTTGAATATTATTTCATAAGCCCAATACCCGAAGGGGTCCTTCGAAGTGGCCTTGGCCCGATAACGTTGTAAAATTTTTGCTTTATGTTTTCCTTCTGCTGGGCCTCCGTGGTAAATTACTTCATGACCCCTTGCAAAATCTGCAGGGCGATCATGAAAATCTTTTTCGGGCGGCTCCCCTCCGGGGAACCTTCGATCACCAGTCGCCCACTGCATCTTTCCCGGTTCCACCCAATCCATTTCGTTGTATAAATCTTGGTCATGAGCTTGTAACCACTCATCGAATGCCTTTAGTTTTTTCATGTTAGCATTTCCTTATAGGTATGGCCTCAATGATTCATACTCTTTTCTGGAGACATAGGGATATTTTCCCTTTGTGGTTCCCATCTGAGCACGTTCATTGTCAGAGGTCTCATCAATTCTCAGCCACTGCTTGAAGTCCATGTGTTATATACCATAGTTTTGTCATATTTAGTGGACATTAGTTAAAAAGCACTACGCCCAAGGTAGATGATTCCAGTGGACCGTTTTTTGATTCTGGATATAAGCAACACTGCAATTGTCAGGATAATTGTGTAAATCGGCCACAACCTTTTCTTGCCCCGCAATAATATCGTACATCGCCTTAATGACTGAGCCGTGTGAAACAACGAGCAGCTTTGGATGATCTTCTTCCAAAATATAATGTCGCATTCGGCTGACGAATTCATCCTCATTTTCCATAAAGAAATGAAAATCTTCTTCGTGATGCCAATGGAAATGATTGTATTCAAGCTTTCTATTTACGACTTTACATTCGTCGTAACTCATCATGATTTCTCTGGGACCGGACTTAACTTGAAAGTCGATGCCAGTTAAGCTGTGAATAATGTCGGAAGTTTGCAAGCAGCGATGATAAGGTGAAGTAATACCAACAAATTCATGTATATCTGGAATATGATCCCTAAGAAATCTACCTGTTTTAACCGCTTGTTCTACTCCCCGTGGAGTTAATTCACTATCCAGATTTGTTGTAAGTTTGATGTTGTAGTGGCTTTCTCCGTGCCTCACGAAAATATAATCTTTCATTCAAATTCATCCAATCTCAAAGTGAGACACTTACAGGCACCACCCGCTTTTATAAACTCTGACATATCAATATGATACACTTCGTAGCCCAATCTTTCAAGCTGTTTGTAGGTGTTTTCGCAACCACTTGGCATTACAATTTTGTTTCCTAAGCAAACAGCATTGCACGCAAATTTCTTTGCATCTTCTTCACAAACATTGATGTAATCTAAAGTATTTTCAATCTTTTGTGCAATGTCTTGAGAAAAAGCTGGAAGGTATGTCAATACAAAGCCATCTTTCAAAGGACAAAAACAAGTGTCAAGATGATAAAAATAAGGATCGACTAAACGCATAGAATGAATTGTCATTCTGCCAAGATTTAATCTAACTTCTTCATCTTCGCAAAGAGCCATTTGATGGGAGCGAAATCCATGTCCTGCATAAAGATGATGATTACAAGAAAAAAGGGCATCGCCTGCCCCTTCAAAGAAATTTTTTACTTCGATTGTTTTGAATCCATTTTGTTCAAACCAAACTTTATAAAGTTGAGTTTCTGGGCGACGTTCTGGGTGGAAGAATTTTGATAAATAAGCTGTATCTTTATAAATCAGAGCAGCATTCGCTGTGAAAACAATATCGGGCAAATTTAGCTGACCTTCCATCTCAAATATTTCTGCACCAAGTTCCTTCAGCATATTAACTAAATCTTCCCATTGACGTATGGCAAGTTGTGTGTCAACAAAAATTTCTTTGGGCTTCATCCAAGGATTGATTGAATAAGTTACATCATAATAACTTGGTTTACACATAAGAATTTTTGCCATATTTTGTTCCATAACAAAATTTCACTAATATAATTTCAATTTTTGAAGGCCATTAACCTTAAAAGATCGCCAATAGTTCCGCCTTGGGAACTATCTATACGAGCCAAAACACTTCCCTGTATGTCTTCAGGTAATGCAGAGAATTCTCCCAGAGATTGTAATTTTTGCTTCAAATTATCTTTATTGAAGGTGTCCAGACCCTGAGACAGACCTTTTTTTACATCTAGCCCTAAGTAATTTAAGATTACATTGCGATAAAAGTCAAAATCTTTTTCTTCAGATTCTAGCCATTGTCTAAATTTCATCTTAATTAAAACCTAAATGTGTTATTTTCTCTAATTGCCTGTTCGTGACCAACGTAATAATCAATTGCAAACCCGATAATAATGCCGAGAATGGTCGCCAAAATTCCTTCTTGTTTCATTTTATGTGCTTCCAACAACTTGAACTCTGCTGATATATAGATGTATGAACAAATTAAGTTTTAGACGCTGGGCGATTTTGAAAGAATGGGCGGATTTCGGATTCGAGAAGAAATTATCTGATTTCAAAGCAAACCAATTAGGCGGAACAATTCCACACGAGGGTTCCCGGCCAATTGATCCTATTGATTCCGAAATTATCACCGATGAATTAAATCGCCTACCTCCATTGGGTTACTTTTCTTGCCGATCTAAAATGTCGAATTTATTGGAGTGGGGATATGACGTTGGAGCGTTGCAGGTTTTTATCAGCCCGCTCGGTTCCTACAAAACCATCATCCGTCGAAAAACTAGAGACTTACAAGGAGAAGAAACGTGGGTTTGCAAAGATGTCGTTGACTTCAAAGAAAACGAACACAATGACAATGAAATTCCGTTAGCGCACAAGATATATAACCATCTCCATGAGCTTCACAAAGAAGAATTGGATTCTCCTAAACCAGAATATAAAGATTTTGACAAATTGGCTCACGCCATATTTAGCGAAGTTAGACGGAATTATCCAGCTTACTGCATGTTTCCTGTTGGCATGAAGAAAATAGATGAGGGATACTACAAGATCATTTACGAATTCCGTGGTCACGGCGTAGAAGCACCGGGCGGAAACAGGGCAGAACAATTCAATATTGACGTGTTTTGGGACAAGAACAAAGGATTGGTTAAGTGTTGGGGATATAACATAGATTCCAAGGTTCGTCAGCACACTTGGGCAGTTCAGCCATCAGAGTTTGAAGAGTGGTTTGCTCCTACCCAAGACATAAAAAAAACAGTGTGGATAATAAAAACAATCTTGATGACGTACTAAAAAATTGATATACTTTACCAGTTTTTGTGTAAGAGAACCAATAAAATGAAAAACTTCTTGTCGGTGAAACAACTGGACCGTGACAAGATTGAAAAACTACTAAATTCGGCAATGGAAATCGAAAATACGTTCCATGCACACCCTCACTTCCGGTTCGACCAATCGGATAAGACAATGGCTTCTTTCTTTGGTGAAGCCTCTACTCGAACAAGACTTTCTTTTGAAAGAGCCATGCATTGGCTCGGCGGATCGGTAATCACAGCAGCAGACGCTTCGACATCTTCTTCTCTAAGGAAAGGCGAAAGTATCCGTGATACACTTTATACCCTTTCCCAATATTCAGATGTAATTGTCTTTCGTCACCCGGATGAAAATTGGGTTAAAGACGCAGATGCATCATCAGTGCCAATCATAAATGCTGGAAATGGCAGCGACGAACATCCCACTCAAGCGATGTTGGATTTGTTGACGATCCACAAAAAATTCGGTCGCACATCAAATCTCAAATTCCTTTTCTGCGGCGATTTGCGTCATAGCCGCACAGTAAAATCACTGATTCAGCTTCTAAAACTATACGACAATAATCAGTTTTTGTTGTGCCCTGCGAAGCATCCAGAATACAGCTTTGACTATCAAGAAAATGATGGGTCATATGTAGACAATGTGGCTGACGTATCCGATGCCGACGTAATTTACATGACTCGAATCCAAGACGAACGATTTCCGGGCATCGACACCAAAACCTTAAAATTTCCCATTTTAACAAGAAAATTTGTAGAGAATTTAGGTCAAAACGCAATAATCTTACATCCTCTTCCGAGGCGTGGAGAAATACATACCGATGTAGATGAGGATTATAGAGCCGTTTACAAAGACAAACAAATAAGAAACGGATTATATATAAGGATAGCAATATTAAAGGAATTACTAAGTCATGTTTAAGAAGAACCTTTTAAATTTCGCCATTGCAACGTTATTGCTTTTAGTAGCTGCAATTTATTTTAGCAAAGAGCAGTTTAATCATTCTGGGCCTCAGCAAAACATTTGGGGCAATGTTCAAGCTAACGATATTCCAAATCCAAATCCTCCTGTAATAACGCCTCCCGATAATGGTTCGCTGGTAATCACGACTTACGAGGAAGCCTTGACAGAGGCCAAGCGATCTGACCGAAAGATATTGATAGTCTTTGGTGCTAATTGGTGTGCATGGTGTCACAAGCTCAAAGAGACTGTGAAAAGTCCAGAAGTAAAAAAGGCTATAGATGATGGAAATATAATTTACATTTATGTGGACACTGACAACAGAAAAGATTTGGCTCGCAAGTACAATGTGAATGCAATTCCAGCTTATGTCTTAATTGACAAGAATGAAAACACAATTCGTTCGGGTTCGGGTTTCAAAGACCCGACAAATTTTGCAAACTGGCTGTTGGGACGTTGGGGAACCAATCAAGGTTTTTTGACTTGGCTCTTTGGAAGATAACGGGTCTAAATAATTGAATGAAAAACTTTCGTGAATGGCTGTTGTTACGAGAAAAAGCCAATATGGCCAATACAGGTTATATGGAAGGTATGGTCGGACGAGATGAACTAAATGATTATCGTGGACTACACCAAGCTCCAGACCAAAGCAACGGCTCCCCTATGTACGACGTTACTAAAAACGGAACTTATTCAGATGATTTCTACTCCCAAAACGCCGTTAGGTATTATGGAGACGGACAAATTTTTGATAACGAATCTATTTACTTGGTACAGTCCCTACGAGGCAAACCAAATGCTTCAGTCAAAATTTATCGGGCTGTGCCAAAAGTTATCACTAATCAAGAAAAAATTAATGACTTAGACTGGCAAATGAAGTACATCCTAAAATATGGTCGCTTGCCACCGCATGTTAATACCTCATTAGATAAGTATAAGTATTACGACTACATCCATAAAGAAATCGAATCGTTAAGTTCTCAACCAATAATCCCTGATAATAAAATCTCTATCAATCCGGGTGATTGGGTGACAACTACACGTCGCTATGCCCAAATGCACGGACAAGGGACACTTAAAAACCAATATCGCATTTTGACTAAAACTGTTAAGGCTAAAGATTTGTATACAGACGGGAATAGCGTCCACGAATGGGGTTACAACCCACAGGATGGCGGATCGGGGAGTAATGCGAGCAATTAAAGTTCTTTTTTGACGTATTCTTTGCTTAAAATTTTGATATTTTTGGGATTAAAAACGAACCCGTCAAAATGACCATCTTCATCGGGCAAAATGGCTCCATCATAGCCCAATTGTCTCAATTGATCCAAGAGATATTTTTGGTATTCATCCCATCCTGCTGGGTTGTTAATGGTTACTTCTAAAGTATAAATTATTTTATTGCCAGCAGCGCCTTTATTTCCATTCAATAGTTCTTGTTTGTCAGAAGTGAACCAGACAATTTTTTGAAGTGCCTGTTTAAAATTGAATCTTGAAAATTCATTGTTGCTGCTGTGGTAAACAATTATTTTTTTAGAATCGTTTTCTTTTATCAACCATTTTTTGAAGCCAATTTTCATCATGTAGTTTAGTTATGTTATAAAAAGCAAATTATTTAATCGACGCAATTCTCAAAATGACAGTTGGAATTTTTCCGAAAAATCAAAATTGCAATTGCTATATAAAATATCAATTTTCTTCAAATAACTTGAATATTATGTCAAAATCAGCAGCAGCAACAACAACAACAACAATAGAAAAATTAGACACTACAAAAAATTATCCAAGTTTATTTGGTAGTCATGCTTCAATGATTTGTGAAGATTTGACTAATCGTTTGACTGATCCAACTTTAGTTATTTTGAAAGACAATGATGGTTACTATATGACAAAAAAAGACAGATTAGACAACGGTAGTGCTGATCCTTATCGCTGGACTACATGCGAACATAAAGTGTTGTTGCTAAAGAGCTTATTCCCAAATCACAAGATTCATTGTTTTGATAATAAAATAATATTTGAAGAACGAGACTGAATATATACATTTATGAAAACATTTATAGAATGGCTGCAATCAACTCTCGGAACCGAGTATGTTGATGAAACACAAATAGATGCTTTATACGACAAAGCAAAATATTCTGTCAGATTGGTTCAGCTATACGACCAGAGTCTGCCAATAGATCAAAGACTATTGCTTAATATAAGTACAATTGCCACACTTAATACAGGCGTATATGGGATGTATACCTCTAGTGAAGATAGAAAAGTAGTTGGGACAAATTTGATGTCAAAGATAAGAATGAAATTTGGAGATGAAATTTTACAAAGTCAAAAAATAAACAATATTCCAACGGCTATTATCAAAAAATATATTCCAGATATTGACACAAAACAAATTAAATCATCAGATGTGATTCATGTAAATGTTCAAAAGCATTTACAACAACATGGTGATTCTCTTGAGGCCGTTCTTGAAATAGCCAACACAATAGTGCATGAATGTACTCATGAATTAGAAAGACAAACAACAGGCACTACAAGTGAATCCGGACCTGTTCAAGCAGAAAGAAGATTTATGGATTGGGTAAATAGAAATTGGAAAACGATTATCACTAGAATCCCTCAACTCGCAACATTTAAAAGAAAACAGGTTTAATTCTAACTCGGCTGACGGGCAACTATTTTGATTAAAAATGAAATTAGGAATAGCTTATAATTCTTTTGATGGAATTGAACTTTTAGGTTATGCAATTGAAAGCATAAGAAAGGAAGTAGATTTCATTTGTTTAATCAAACAAGAGATGTCTTTTCATGGCAATAAAGCCGATTTAAATGACTTAGAAGCAATTGACAAATTAAAAAAATATGGTTTGGCAGATTCAATAGTCAATTATACTCCAAATTTATCTTTGTCGTCTAGAGAAAATGAAACAATTATAAGAAATTTAGGGTTAGATCAATCCATTGAGAACGGATGTTCTCATCATATTTCGGCTGATGTGGATGAGTTTTATTTACCAAATCAATTAAAGTATGCAAAAGAAGCTGTTTTACAATTCGATTGCTCTATAGCTGAGAGTATTGATTACTTTAAACATCCAACATGGAAAGTTGTCCCAGAACGGCGGAATTTAATTCCTCTTATTCATCCGGTTGAAAATAGATATGAAATGAATTTAAAATTCCCTTTTCCTGTAGACATAACACGGCGACAAGCAAAATACGATAAATGTTTAGTATTAGACCCAGAAAAATTTATAGTTCATCACATGACTTATGTTAGAAACAACATTCACAAAAAAGCATTAAACAATATAAATCATAAAAACGACTTAAAAAATAATCTTAATGGATTTGATAAATACAAATTAGGGGACAGATTGGTTATGCCTCCTGATTATTTGAACAGAAAAACAGTAGAAACAATAAATTTATTCGGAATTGAGGTATTAAATGGGAGCATCGTCTACGACAGGAGTTAGTGGAGTCGGGGATTCAAACCAAGCAACCACAAAAGATTTATCACGTTGGGAGCTTGGCCCACAAATTCTTTTGGCGGGCATTGCGACCTCTATTGAATTAGATGTTTCTGCATCGCCACCTTCTTATGGAGGAACCGTTATACTTCCAGAACCTTTGCTTGGTTTGGGAGAAGAGCATGTTGTTCTTTTAACCACATTGAATGGCGGAGCCGCCTATATTATTGACATGAACGACGAAGATTTAGATGGCGATGACGAAGATGATCATTTCACTGATTTTACGTTTCGAACTGACAGCGATTGTGATGTTATGTACATAGTTACAAAAGTAGGGATAAGGCCAGATTAAAATATTATTCGGAATTGAGGTTTCAAATGGGAGCATCATCTACGACAGGTGTTAGTGGGGCCGGGGATTCAAACAAGGCAACTGTGAAACATTTATCACGTTGGGCACTTGGTCCACAAATTATTTTGGCTGGCATTGCAGGTTGTCACGTAGAATCGATTGAAGGACAATTCATCGGAACTGTTGTGTTTCCAGAACCTTTGCCCGGTTCGGGAGAAGAGCATGTTGTTGTTTTAACCACATTAAATGGCGGCACCGCTTATGTTCTTGATATGGACACTGAAAATGATCATTTCACTGGGTTCATAATTATTGCCGATAATGATTGTGATGTTATGTACATAGTTACAAAAATAGGGATAAGACCAGATTAAAATACACACCGCAACAATTTATCAACCCGGCTCGTTGCCGAAGGGTCATGGCTGCTTCTAAGCCAACTACCCGTGAGTTTCTACCACTCCAATTCCTAAATATTTCTTTCCTGTTCGGTTCAAAACCTCCGTATATTGATCGGTGAATTCGACATTTTTGTATTGTGGCTTCAAAGATTGCCATAAATCCACTACATGCTGACAACCCGTACTTACAATATCATGCAAAGCAACCAAACGAGAATTTTTCTTAGCTAACTCCCAATCACTTTGAAATATTGGGTTTGAATGGTCGCCATCTACGAAAACTAAATCCCATTTTCGAGAAGCAATCAATTCGGCAAATTCTTTACTTTCTGTAGATGCAACCAAATATTTGAATTCGGGATTTTGTTGAGAAAACAAAGTCAAATCCGAACTTTCGACAAGATCGACTCCTGCCGCAGCTTTTATTTCGTTGAACCTAGACAAATAAGCAACAGTGACCAAAAAGGTTCCACCGAATCTTGTCCCTATCTCAAGATAAGATTGTATTTTTTGATCGCTCAACCAAACAAGATATTTGGAAAATTGTTTCGGATATTGCCAAAGTCTCATTCCTTTATCAACTTCAAAATACTGTGGTATAGCTCGATCAGTTATGCCATTAGATTCAAGAAGTTGGTATTCTGCATTGATGCCACAATTCAGAATCAAATTCTCAACAAATGATTCGTCTTTAAGCCATTCTACTGGCACAGACATAATTATGTTGATATATTGTTTTGCTGTTTGAGGCCAAATCATGGAACACCTTTAAGTCAGCGATGATTGATCCCGTTGCCGGTGGCCAACCTTCCTCGTAGGATTTGATGACCTTGAACACACCATCTCAGAACTCATATTTGAATTTATCTTCAAATAGGGCGAGTAATTCATCATTAAGACAATTTCTATAGATTTCAAGGTCAAATGTAATTTTTTTCAAATCTTCTTCGGAGACAAGTTTCTTAAAATATGGAGACAGGCACAAGTAATACGGTGAGATTTTTCCAAGGTTGATCCACCGGATCAAATTTTTGTTGATAACGGCTTCTCGGTATTTTTCGAGGGTAGGTTCGGGACCGAGAGTTTTAAAAATAAACTCTTTGGTTTTTTCAAACGCATCCAAGACTTTTTGGGACGAAGCCGTAATTTTAGTGGTGAAACCCTTTTCGGAGGCGACAGAATCATATTTCTTTTTCCACAATTTCCAACGCTTCCATGCCTTTTCCCCGACGAGAACATTGGGTTCGATAAGGGGATGTTCATCGCTCCCAAGACTTATATTTTTCAATATATCGAGTTGGGCACGGACATACAAGGGATGATCCTCTTCTTCGAGAATTCCTTGGGTTTCTCGGACAAATTTGTAACAAACCTTGAACATTAACGATTGCCGTGGATCACCCCGGCGTAATTTTGTATGATCGTAAGTAGGGAAAAATTTTCTGCTTTTCTCTATCCAGATAATGCACAATTTGTAGGCAATGGATTCTAGCTTATCCATGCCATAACAAGCGATTGCATCGAGAATTGGCATAAAATCATCCTCGGAGTTTGACGAATTTCTCTTTTTGGCCATTGTACCTCATGCGCAGTTTAAATCAACCGGAATATTTATGCTTTTTGATCTTGAACATCGAAAATTTATTGCTACTATATGGTAAGTCTCGTCGTGAAAAACTTTAAGACACTGAGATGGAAGCTCTAAGTACAGAAATGTATAAACGGCTAGTTCCCGTTTCTTCCCACTTGAAATATTTGAGAGTACCCCCTCGAAGAAATCAGGTGAAAAAACCGACCGCCTTGACAGGTATCAGGATGGCCAACAAGAACCATCCGGGTCAGCAGCGTAGGTGTGCCAAGATTAGCCAAAATGCCGTATTTCACTCAAAAGACGAGCGAGTGAACTAATCTATGGTTTGGTTGCTGCATTTTAAGTCCGTCTTTCATTGATGGACGAAAATTGGGTACACTGAAACTTCGTAGAAATACGGAACATTAAGTTAAGAAGTGTATTGTTTTAGTAAAGTTTCCTCTACTAAAACAAGAAGAAAGAATATTACTCCATAGTATTCTTTCTTTTATAAATTTACATAACTTAACCCGGCTCTTGGTCTGCGCATATCGCAATAAAGAGCTATAATTCAGTATCTTATCTTGTTTTAATTCCTAGTGAAAGATATACTTAGATAGGTTTATCTCAGTGGCTAAATGAAGATGTAGCAAAAATGGATCATGTAAAGTTTTCCGAATTTCTTGGAAGTTTGGAAACGAACAATTGCCTTTTTCTTTTCGAGCCGGAAATCTTGGATTTCACCGAGAAGAAGAAGGAAGAAATCAAGTTGCATATCCATGCAACTGGTGGTCTATCTTATACTTTGGAGATTGAGAAAGTCGATGATTTGGAGAGAGTGGCACAATCGTTGACGTATTCCTTATTTGCCAAGGGATCGAGGGTAATCACTTGGAATTGGAAGAATTTTGCGAGCTATGTGCTTGGCAAAACAAAAAAGCCGCTTGTATGCGAGTGTGCAATTATTGATTTGAAAATAATCGAATCATATTTAGGCTTAAAATCGGCTGTGCCAAAGACTTTGGGTGAAGCGTTAGGCCGTATGAAAAAAGTGATGGCAGAACCAAATTACAAAAAATCCTCCGTGATTTACCGAAATATTCATTTGCCGCTTATGACTACTGTTTTGCCGCATCTCGAAACAGTTGGAATAATCGACCCAGATTTTGATGGCCAATCTTACGCCTATTACGAAATTGATGGTCAAGAAAATGGTCGCTTGCTTTGTCACAAGGCTTATGGGAAGGGCTATATCCCGCACAATTTGACCGAAGAAAAGCGGGCCAAGTTGAAGCCTCTTTGTGACCAGTTTTTCATGTATTTTGATTTCAATAGCATGGAAGTCTTCATGCTCGCTTGGCTGTCTAAAGACCCACTATTAACCGAACTTTGCCAAAAAGACGACGTATATTTTGCACTTTACGAAAAAATAATTGGAGAGCAAACTAACTTAAAAGAAGCAAGGGATAAATGTAAAAAATTCTTCTTGCCGGTTATATACGGAATGTCGGCTCATACTCTGGCTGACAGGCTCAAAATTGCAGAGGCCAGCGCTGAAGCAATTGTAAACCGTATGCATGAACTTTTTCCGACTGCTCTGGCTTGGGTACAGGCTTATCAAGATCGGGTAAAAGAAATAGGCTATGCCGATGATATATTTGGTAAACGCCGTTATTTCGATGGAAAAGAATATAGAGTACGCAATTTTTGCGTCTCATCTCCCGCCTCAATAGTTTGCTTGGAAAAACTAATTCAACTTTATCAAGCTCTAGTTCCATTTACAAAACTGACCTACCACGTCCATGATGGATACATGGTGTATGCATCTAAAGACAAATGGAAGGAAGTTTACAAAAGAGCTAAAGTCGCCCTCTCTTCTGAAAGCCAACTATGTCCCGGCTTGAAGCTGAGGGTATCTGCGAAAGCAGGTAAAAATCTCAATGAATTAAAAAACGTAGTCAAAAAGGAATAATATGAAGGATATATGCGTTAATTTTCCGATTACCAATGAGGAATTTCAAGAATTAAGTGACAGCTTCACAAAACTTTGTTATCATGCTGCTCACGAACTTCAAAGAAAGAATTCCCGCAATAACTACACCGACGACTTTGATGATATAAGCCAAGAACTTCATCTGTCGATGATCCGTGCTGGCTCGTATTTCAAGCGTCAGGTTTATATCGAAAATTGTTTGGAACTTGCCAAAAAGTATGCGTCCAAGGATAAGTTTCTTTCCAAAATCGTATTCAATTTGGATGAGCTTTGGACAAATCGCACAAGACACGGTGCCAATCGCCAAAAGTTTGGTCCTCATCAAGAGGCGATCTTGGAAAGGATCATAAAAAAGACAGTCCCCAAGGACTACAGACCAAATCCAAAGGCACGGCTCAAAATAGATGGAAAGTTTGCTAGATACTGTAAAGCCATTATGTGGAACGGCCAGAAGAATATGGGAAAAAAGATTACAAAGGAAAAAGTCATCCGATCAGGGCAAGTTTCTTTGTCGGAATATGACTACCTTGGGCCATTACAGTCCGTGGTTTGTTCTTTGTAATTTTATTTCTATAATAGCATGAGAGTGGGGTAGTTGATTGCCGGGGATTCTTTTATATTTATGTAGTTATTTAAAATTAAAAGAGATATTTATTTTGTAAAAGAAATCCCTAGTGTTGCAGTCTCACATTCTTACATTTTCTTGGTATCTGGAACAGAAACATGCAAGCGGTTTACGTCTTGAATGAAGAGCCATTCTACATGACGATGGCCTCTTACAGCTTCCGAACTCTTAGGCAACACAATCCAACCATCCCTGTCTTAGTTTATTTTGTTGAGGATAAATGTCGTGATAGTCGTGGTATTACCAACAAAGAAACTCTCTCTCGTCAAATCAAACTTGTCAACAAAGAAGAGTTATTTCAAATTTGTAAAGAGTTAAATATTAAACTCAAGATTTACAATGATTTGGATTTGAAAGAAGAGAAGGGGTATTTTTCTGCACAACGAATTGTTTTTGCTGAGTGCCCTTTTGAAAGAGTGATTCTGATAGATTCGGACACTTTCATTTTTGATGACATAACGTGTTTGTTTGATATTTACAAAGATTGCGACTTCGCTGCCACAACGAATACGTTTGGCGATCACTACCCTAATACCGTTTTTACGACAACGAATTTGAAAAAAAAGTCATTGCGTGCTTTCAATTCCGGGGTCGTTTTGTTCAACAACCATCTTTTGCGCAAGTATGGTGAGGTTGTTTACGATTATTGCATGAGTCTAAAGAAGAAAATTCACCCTATGGGTGAGTGGGTTTATCAGGTTAGTCAAAATGCGGGAGGCCGAGAAGAATTGGCTTTTACGTTGTTTGCTCTGGATCGTGAACTGAATTATGTGTATTTTGATTCTGCGCATGTTGAGAAGGAATTTTACCGTGGTCCGACTAAAATATTTCATACGTTATCTCACAACTGGTTGACTTTCTTTCACAACCAATATCTCAAAATGAATGTACTCAAGGTTGTGGCTTTCCAAGCCACTGTTCAACAAGAGCGAAAGTTATTCCTACCGAGCAAACTTATCCAGAGAAAAAGACAATGAAAGAGTACGTTTTGGTTTATTTGAAGCCGGTGAAAGAATTGATTTCACCGGGCGAAAATCTTAATTATCGTGTTCGGACAAACATACCAGTTTTGCTTATCTTGAAAGAAAAACCGGGGCAAAAGGGACGCCTTAATTTAGTTGGCGGGAAAGTAGAAGAAGGCGAGACGCCAGAAAAAGCGGCCCACAGAGAATTAAAAGAAGAAGCTGGATGGCTCGCCGCCGATATGAAGAAACAGAAAAAGTTGAATGGTATACATGGAATGATGCGAAAAATGACTATCGCCTGATGCCGAATTTGCGTATAATTATCCCATTACTACATACAGAAACAAAGGGCTGGCGGATTGTTGATCAGGAATCGAGCGTAGGCGTTGATTGTCACAAGATTTCAGTTGAGTTGCCTTTTATAAATGGATGAAAAATGCGTGAATTAACTCCCGAAGAGCAAGCAAAACTTGAGTTGCTAACGGACCCAGACGTTACCAAAACCAAATTTGCTTGGGATGAAACTTTTCAAAAGAAATTGCTGGGGATGCTTTTAACAGATCAGTTCATGCTTGTTCAGAGTGTAGATAAGATCAAACCAATCTATTTTTCAAGCGAAGCCCACGTTACGATTTGTGGGCTTCTTTTTGAATATTTTGCAAAACACCACACAGTTCCAGAAAGATTTATTCTCCATCAAGAGCTTCAAGATAAGCTAAAAGATCGAGAAAAAGCAATTCAAATCTATTACACAGGCGAACTTCATACTCTTTACGAGTATTATGTTCCCGGTTTAGATACCAGAGAATATTTGCTTGATAAAGTCACTTACTTTGCCAAAGTTCAGGCAATTAAAGTGGCTTTCCATAATTGCTTGGAAAAGATGAATGAGGCTCCCGAAGATGAGAAAACATGGGGCTTTGTTTACGAAGAAATGCGTCAGGCGATGACGATTGACCGGCATTATGAGCCGGGTCTTGAGTATTTCATAAATATTCAAGAAATGTTTAATCGTATGGATAAACGCTATGAAGGTTTAGACCGATTTACTTCATCCTTTGAAAGCATTGATAACGCCCTAACGGGCGGTGGTTTATTTCCGGGCCAGATTGGAGCATGGATTGGCTTGCCCGGCACAGGCAAATCTCTCGCTCTCGTTAAAGCAGCCGTGGCCAATGTTTTATTGGGCCATAAAGTTTTGTATTTAACAATGGAAATGGATGAGGTAGGCATCGGGCAACGATTTACCTCTCAATTCACCAAATTAGACATTAACCTTCTTCGTCAAAACAAAGACGAGATTATAAGAACTATTGAGGAATTTGGGAAAGACAAAGATGATAAAAATCAACTCATTATCAAACAATTCCCCGGTGGCCAGATTGATGTGAATGGTATCCGGGCATATTATGCTCAGTTGGGGCTTCGAGGTTGGAAACCCAATTTGTTAATTATTGACTACGTTGGTGAAATGAAGGATGATCCTTCAGTTAAAAAGTATGAGTCGGCATATCGTATATTGCGTGACTTGAGAGGATTTGGTGTAGAGAAACAACACGGCACACTAACTTGTGTGCAACCTAATGCCAGTGCCGCAAAACTCGAAATTAGTCAATATATTGATGAGAGCAATATTGGTACGTCGTTCGACCAGTTTAAACCATTGGATGCTTTCTGGTCGATCAACCAACAGGGTCGTGAGAAAGACGCTGAAGTTGGTCGTGGCTTTATCATCAAACACCGTGATGGTTCTTCTCGCTTTCCGTTTAAGATTGGCTTTGATTATCGCATGGGAACCTTGGATATATTCGAGATTTCAAAAGAGCGTTACGCCAATCAAATGACCAATGCTGCCGAGAAGAAACAAGACGAATTTGTGCTGGATAAGTACACACCGTCCAAAAAGAAGAAAGAGAAAAAGAATAGTATCATCGACCCTGAAGACGAAGAATTGGGAGGTCAATAATGGAAAAGCCGATTGTAGAAAAAACCGAAGTAACAGTTGCTGGTCGGACGGTGATTATAGACCCCGACCGCATGAAATTTAATGAAGTCACTTTGAGTGACTACATGGCGGACGAGTACGCTTGGATAGATTACTTCGGCAAGCAATTGGAATATGCAACTAAAGAACTTGCGATAGCTGAGGGTCGCTATGACGCTCTATATAATCAAAAGTTCGTGGAGTCCAAGGACAATGACTCTGCGTCGGATAATTATGCCAAAGCAAAGGCCGCATCGAACGAGGATGTGGTTAAAGCCTATGAGCATAAGGTTGAACGTAAATTTGTGGTGGGCTTATTGAAGGCTCACTTAAGAGCATGGGATAAGAATCACGAGAACGCCCAAAATCGTGGTCACACCTTGCGTAAAGAGATGGATAAACTCAATCGGGATATTTATTCCGAGCAAGATTCTGGCACTTGCAATTTTGAGGATTTCCTGCCGATGGGAGGCAAAGAACCGTAAAAAAGAACGAGGGCTGAGATGAAGTTCCAATCAAAGATTGGCCGGATTGGCCGGATTGGATACGTTTTGAAATACTTGCGTGAGCAAGGCGTAGAAGCCCCTTGTGTTTTCATCATGAATGGTGTAGCATTTAATTTGTCAAATAGAAAACGACGCCAACTTTTTGGCAAGACTTTGTTTTTGGAATCATTTTGAAAGAAAAAGCAGAGGATAAAACAATGAAAACTTTATTTAACCCATTCTATAAGATTAATGAACAAATTGCTAGAGAACATGCTGGCAAAACTCTTGCAGTTGATATGGAGACCGGAGACATTCTATTAGTTAGAACTTCTATTGAGATTCTGCAATATATGATGAAAAAATTATATCCTGATGTCATATATTCTCAGGTTACTCTGCCAGAAAACAAATTAACATATCAATTGGTTCATTAGAGAAAGAATTTCTCAAATTGGCAGATAAAGCTGGAAAAAGTGTTGCTGATTTTGACTTAGAGATTTGGCTTTCCTATAGAAAAAAGTTAACTTGAATAAACTCGGTTTTTAATGTATGTTTTTCTTTCTTGTTTCCATTTAAGGAGTTTATGCAATGAAGAAGGTAAAAGTACAACTGGTAAGTATTGCCCCGATGCTTATGAACAAGCGACAAATGATTTCGGAAGAAGCGGCCCTCGCTAAAAAGAAATCGGATGTGATTGACCCCAAAGTAGATGCCGAAAATAAATCACATCATGATCCCAAAATCGGGTATTACATTGCTTCGGATCAAATCGAAGGATGTATGCGTGAGGCAGGCAAGAACTTGAAGAAAGGCCGTGGCAGCCTCAAAAAGACAATTCTTTCTTCTGTCTTTTGTGACGACGAAAAAATTCCTCTTGGTCGAAAAGACTATGACGAAATAGATCGTCGCTTTTGTACGCTTCCAAGCACGGGAGCCGGTGTTCTCATCAATCGGGTCAGATTCAATAGCTGGAAGGCCAAATTTGTTTTGACCTTCGATGAGACTCGCATCAGCGAGAAAGAAGTAAAGGCTTGCCTCGAAGAAGCCGGGGCCGTCACTGGAGTCGGCAGCTATCGACCAAAATTCGGAAGATTCAAAATTGAATCTTTTGAAGTGCAGTAAATCATTATGTGATGCCATGTCATGTGATGTTTTGTGGTGTATTGTGCTGTGCTGTGCGACAGACTTGATCTGTCGTTTCATTAACCCATCAGAAAATGGGTTGATGTATTGTGATGTTTTGTGATGTTTTGTCGTGCAATGTGATGCAGTGTCATGTTCTGTGCTGTGGAGTACGACAGACTTGATCTGTCGTTTCATTAACCCATCAGAAAATGGGTTGTTGTGTTGTGATGTTTTGTAATGTGATGTGATGCTCTGTGATTTACTGTTATGTTTTGTGTTGCACGATAGACTTGATCTGTCGTTTCATTAACCCATCAGAAAATGGGTTGCTGTGCTGTAAAGTTGTGTGTTGTCGTGTGTAGTCATGTGCTGCACGACAGACTTGATCTGTCGTTTTTTGGAGTTTATATGGACGACATAGAAACAATTTTCTCCAAAAAAGATGTAATCACAGAAGAAGCGAGAGCTTACAAGGCTTACATCGAGAATACTTGGGGAAATTTATTTCGAGTTGAACTCGAAATACCTTTAAAAGAATTATTCCCCAAGCCAACAAATACCGGCCTTAATCATATATGGAAATATGGCAGTGCCGACGTGGTAGTTTACCGGGGTGACAAGTTAGTTGCCATATTTGAGCCGGGCGGCTCTCATCATTTGAATGACGAAAAACAAATGAAAAACGACAGAAGAAAATGGATGCTCTGCAAAAAGAATGGAATCCCTTGTACATTCATTATGAATGGTGTAGCATTTAATTTGTCAAATAGAAAAAGACGCCAACTTTTTGGCAAGGCTTTATTTTTGGAATCATTGTAATGTGGCGTCATGTGTTGTTATGCAATGTGTTGTCATGTCCTGTTGTGTACGATAGATTTAATCTGTCGTTTATTTTGGAGTGAAAATGAAAAAATTCGGCCACGGCAAAGATTTAGATAAATGGGATAAGCGATTTGTTGAGCTTGCCCGACACATTTCTACATGGTCAAAAGACCCTTCAACGCAAACTGGTGCGGTGATCGTAGACCCTAATTTTAGGATCATATCTACGGGATACAACGGATTTCCTGTAGGGGTTCAAGACCATCCAGAGCGATATGCTAATCGTGCATTAAAGTATCAAATGATTGTGCATTGTGAGCGTAATGCCCTCCTATTCGCTCGTGAGGCATTACACGATGCTTGTCTATACACTTGGCCATTTATGAGTTGTAGTGTTTGTGCGGCGATGGTAATTCAGTCTGGGATTACTCGTTGCGTGGCCCCAGAGATTCCAGAGCATTTGCGGGAACGCTGGGCCGAAGATATGGCTCTTTCTACTCAAATGTTTGAGGAAGCGGGTGTGGAAATAAAGATAATGCCATTATCTCTATTTGGTTTGTAAACTATACAACGATTTTTTTCTGTGGTAGAATCTGGCGTCTCGTATAGGAGAATGGAAATGTCTTTTACGTCTAAGTGGACTACAGAAGAAATTGAGGCCGTTAAAGCTGGGGGAGTTCCAGTCGGTCGTACTGTTCATGCTGTTAAAGTGATGCGTTTGCGATTGGGCCTTGCGAAATATAAAGTTCCTAAATGGACTAAAGAACATAAAGTTGAATTGATTCGCTTGCATCTTGCTGGTACACCGACTAGGGAGATTGCCAATCTTTTGCCATATACGCAACGGAGCATTCAGGAAGAAATTGTGAGGTTGAAACTTCCTCATAAGAGTCCGTGTCGATTTACTCGGATTGAAATTTTGACTTTTGAGAAATTTTTGAAAGAGAATTGGCGTCAAAAAACTCCTACGGAATTGGTTGCTCTTTGGAATCAAGACCAAGCGAGAAATGGTCGTAAAGTCAATGAACGTAAGGTTGTTGTTTACTTAAAACGGCTTGGCCTCAAAATTCCTAGAGATGAAGTAATCAAGATCACTTTACTTAAAAAGCGAGAACAGGAATGGCTCAAGGAAAAAAATATTGATGCCATTAGGCTACGGCGTGCCAGAATTATGAGGGAAAGAATCGAAAAAGGCAGGGATATATGGACTGGTATGCCAAAAGTTGCCTTTGGGTTTCCGATAGGGTAAATTTCCCATTTTCATTAGAGATAAACGTGATTTATAGGGAAAATTGCTTGCCGCCCCAGCGACAGACGTGGATTTCTTTGTTTTAAATAATAGGAAATATGTGTTAGTATTTTATTTTTTTAAATAAATAGCATATATAATGTGGTTGACTACTAATCTACAAAGGAGATTATCATGGCGAGTTTTACAGTCGATTTGACACCTGCATTAAGAAACATGGGGACCGAAGGCTCATTAGATACATCTATTAATTCCGATGGTAATTCCATTCAGCGTACTTACCACGGTTTGTTAATTGAAACAGCTTCAGGTAAGAAAATGGTTGGCAATGTAGCAGACGGCGGCGGCTTTACAGACGATATTGCTGAGGTCGGTGACATGCCGAATGTTACGGAAGATGAGTAATGCAGGCATTTGTCATGGCTCGAAAATCACAATCTGCTGAGTAATGCAGAGTGAAGATCGTAGTTCATTTCAAACACTAAAGATAAAAGGGACTCAAACTTATTGTTTGGTCCCTTTTATCATTCTTGGTGATGAAAAAATTTAAACTTTATGCTTTAGGCTCGTGGGCAGTTTATTCTTGGTCTTTTTTCCAGTTTTTACCTTTGCGATTATAGGCTTTTTTGTTTTTCCAAGCACCTGTGCCACTTTGGTGGGGTTGATGGCCAAGGGCAATCGGACCACTTGTTAGTGTCATTATGTCGGATTTACCACTGATAAAATCATTGTAGTCTTTGCGATTTATATGTTTGCCCTTTTTGCCTTCTCTTATCACGAGCCATTCGTTGAAATTTGGAAATTGCATATTGCCTCTATTTTTATCTTGCGTGAAGGTATATATCGCAATATGATAAGTTTTCAAAAATTAATGTGAAGCGAACCCCGTGTGAGCCGGGTATAAATAGCCTGCCGGAACGAAAGTTTCGGCAGGCGTTTTTCATCCTGCAATAATTTTGTATTGATTTTGACCTTCCTTCTCTAAGGAAAAATCGCTTTTTTCTATATTGAATGAAACGGGGTCTGGTTCGGAAAATAAATGTAAGTTTAATAGTTGGTCTATGTAATTCCAAATGCCTATTGGTCTATGATTTTGCCCACCCAATATAACTCCTCGGCTTTCTAGTGTAAAGAATCCTTTTTCTTCAATTTTATTTTTAAAGATTTCAGAAATAAATATTTTTCTGCCGCCATAATTCCCATTTTGTCTGTTTTTGAGTAAAGGCATTATATTGTTCGTTCCTGGCAATTTGTAAATATGGTGACAGTGAATAAACCAACCGCCCAAAATTTTGTGTTCGCCTATCATATGAGTGCCGCTTATGAGGTTTGATCCTGTGGGATAAATTTTTGCAAATTTAGCAGTAATGCCCATGCAGTGATCGCCCCAGCCATGCATTAGTTTTTTTCGCATGTTCATGATCTTGACTGACTCTGGTGTTTCAAGGATTGTTTTGATTGATTTTTGACTCAAGCAAGAAATTTCCCACTCGTGATAGGGGCCCCCGTTAGGGGTATACCAATGTTGTTTCCCAAACATCAATGCCAGATCATGTTCCGTTGGTTGGACATTATTCATTGGTTCTGTTGAAACATAATGTTTTTCTTGCCAATCGTAATCTTCGTCAAGATGTGTTATTAAGGCATCTATATCTGTAATTGTGTCTTCATCCATGCCGATAAACCAGCGAGCATCTTGCAAACGTTCAGGAATTTTTTCTGTTATATAGGAGAATTTTTTATGGCAGGGTTCGTCATGTTTAAATCTCATTATTTCAAAATGCAAGTTGTCTTTCTCGTAGGCTTTGATTTCTTCTTCTAGGCGACTCACATGATTTTCTTGGAGAAGCATAACCATTTTGATTTTGAATTTTTCATAGTTGTGGATGCCATATTTAAGAAAATTTTGGATTCTGTGCTGAAATTCTTCTTTTTCAGAACATATTATGTGAAATTCTGCGTCATACATTTTGTATTGCCTTTTTAGCTTTAGTGATTGCCGATGCTATTGATTGGTCAATATCTAAATATTTATATTCTCCCAATCTGCCGCCAAAAATCAGATTCGATTGATTCTTTTTTAAATTAGTGTATTTTTCATAAATTTCTGAGTTTCTATCATTCCTAATTGGGTATAAAGGGTCGGGATTATCTTTGTAAGAAATTGGGTAATCGTAAGAGATAATGCTTAGTTCTGTGTCCAAATTTAGGTTATAGTGTTTGGTTGCTTCACCTTGCTTGTAGAAGTGACGG